ATCCTTCCCACTGCGACCTTGTACATCTGCTGTGGGAAGTATCTCTTTTGCTGCTAGAAGAGTCTTCTGGCAGGTGTGAACCTTACCATAACGAGCAGTGTACTCATCACACATAGCAAGTCCATGAGCAAGGAGCCACTGCCAGTTGGTCACAAACTCATTCGCCCATTTAGTGCAGGGATGATTGCGAAAAGCACCCTTCTCAGTAGCATAGGGAGTACCATCTGCTCTAGGAAGAGTGCCGAAGTTATGACCCCATTTGTCAGAGCATACAATAGCAAGCATCTGACATGTCTCTAAGGGCATCTTAACAATATGTTTGTCAGGAAGAACCCTGGCAGATTCCCAAGGACTGGGAGAGGTCACAAAGATATTCATCCGAAAGTAGAATCAGGTTCCAGAGCAATATAATAGGTCAGATCATGGTTCTTAGAGGTAAATCGTGACAAAAGTTTTTGTGACACAACGACTTCATAAGTTCCCGGAAGGACTTTGATATTCTCTACCTTAAAGTTAAAAGAGAATGTAGAGTCAGTTTCACCAACGACTACAGCATAGTCATTAGAAGTATCATTCTTCTTGTCACGAACAACAAGTTTAACGACACCATTATCACCAACAGCAGAAAGATCTGGCAGTTGATACACAGCAGATGCTTTAAGTAATTGTGCTAATTGATCTGTGCTCAATTCAAAGGATACATCTTCACTAGGAAGTTTGATTTCTTTTTCAGGGGGAGTTACAATGACATTTGGATCGGCAAAGAAATACTTAGAACGAGACTTACCTTCACGGATCATCACATATCCATTATTGGCAAAGTCAAGTTCAGGGCTAGAGTGAAGTGACAGACCATTAAGAAACTGATTAAGATCATAGATTCCAAAGTCTTGCATAAACTCTTCAGTTACGGTTGCTTCAGCAAGAATGTTTTTCATCACACTAATAGTGCGAAGTTTGTTTCCTTCTTTAAAAAGGATTGATTGATTGATTGAAGAAAAATTCTTCAGGACTGAAATGGTTTTGTCGGACAGTTTCATAGTTGTAGGTTTCAGTTTCATCTCACTGAGGATAGGTTTCACGTTGTGCATTTTTGTCATTGAAATGCATTAGAAGAACAGCATAGTGTAGAATCTTCATAATGTCACGACGGGCAGTGCCCTTCTTATCATATCGTGACGCATACTTGAGAATGTTGCTGCGACAGAATGCCTCACCATCACCACATGCTTCAATAAGATCAAGAGTTTGAATCTTATCATCACCAGCAGAGTAGTGCTGTTGATATGTTCTACCGATGTAATCTTTCAATTCTTTGATGATTACATCTTCACTGTACTTTTGTCTGCTGTTAGTAGTTGAAGGATTTATCCTAGAACTAGGAACATCTGCAGTAAACGTGATGCTATCATCACCCATACCACCCGGAAGAGCAGAACCACCAAAAACAATAGTGTCTGGAGATGCAGTACCTGGATTACCAACAATACTGAATCCGTCTTCTTCCCAATAATTTTGATTGGACATATTTAATTCGTCAAATAGAAAGGACCATGCGTTAGTCATATTATATCAAAATGGAACCTCTGTGTCAATCACCACGTCTGTGTCAGTTGGCATCTCAAAATCTGCATCAACTTTATCATACAGTTCAAGGAATGCTTGCTTGGTCTCATCATCAAAACGATTTACACAAACCTGAATTGCCTTTGCCTTATCATTAAAGATGCTGTATGCACGAACGATATGAACCAGGCGGCGAGTGCTGATGATTTCTTCAATACCACCATCATAGAATGTCTTGCGGATAATATCTGCCCAATCACAGAGACGCTTGCAGAAGTCAGTATCACTACAGAGTGCCATAAGGATCTTCTGCTCTACTGCAGTAGCAGGATAGGACTGCTCAAAGGTTACAGGGAACCGCTCAAGGAAGGCTTCGTTGAGCACATTAGTGCCAATGAATCGTCCGTCTTCTGAACCTTTGCCTTTAGTATTGGCGGTTGCGAATACGTTGAAACCTTCTGCGGGCGTAATGAATTTGCCAATCTTCTTGAGGAAAACTCCTTTGCCTTCGAGAATAGATTGGAGACAAAGGATTTTGTTTGAGGCAAGGTCGATTTCGTCAAGGAGCAAGATTGCTCCACGCTGGAGTGCTTCAATGACTGGGCCATTGTGCCAGACGGTTTCACCATTAACAAGACGGAAACCGCCAATAAGATCATCTTCATCTGTTTCGATTGTGATGTTTACTCGGATCAATTCTCGTTTTGTTTGAGAACATGCTTGCTCCACAGAAAACGTTTTACCATTACCAGAAAGACCTGTGATGAATGTAGGGTAAAATAGATTGGACTTAATAATTTTTTTAATATCAGCGAAGTTACCAAAGCTGACGAAGGTATCATCTTTTGCGGGAATGAGGTTTTGCTCAACAGCAGGCAGAGCAGTTGGTGCCTGATAGGTTTGTTCTAGTTTTTCTTGTGCGGTCAAGTTCCACTTTCCACGACTAGTTTTGTAATCAGCAAGTTTGTTGGTAACAGTTTGATAGTTCGCACCATTCATAGCACACCAGGCACGAATATCAGCAGCTGCAACAGACTCACCATACAATCCCTGAAGAGAAGTGCGAATGAACTCAGGTGAGAGAGACATGTGGTTTGTTTGAACTGAAGTTATTATAGACGAAAAGACGGGAATTTTGAACCTCTATGGGTCACTTTACAAACCGTCCATACTTAATTCTCAATGCACCTAGCAACCATGCATCTGTTAATTTCTTAGGTCCCTCTAAAAGAACCTTACGGACCTTAGGGTTAGTTTCACTTTGAAGTGCGATTTCTTTCCAGTTCATGCCACCAAAGAAATAAATTCACCGAGAACTTTCTTATTTAGTTTCTTTGTCTTCAAAGATTTAAGGAAAGCAGATTTAATCTTTGCTTTTGTTGCACCATCATCAACTTCAAACTCAGAATCTTGAGATAATGCAGTTGCAGACAATCCAAAGTATGCATGATATCCAGATTTCTTGATGCAGAAACTTCTGTTCTTTCTCCAATCAAACATAATTTTATCATAATCAGTATCTCCATAATTGTAATAGAGTTTGATGAAGTCGTTTGCTCCACGACTTTCTAGAACACGCATACCAATAAAGTTTACTGATGGAAACTTATCACGCATATTTGTCAGCAAAGTCTGAGTGAAACTATGCCACCCATAGTCAAACTTGTATGTGTTTCCGGTCTTACGATCACGAAGAAATCCATGTCCAGGATGAATTCTACGTTGACCAATGTATTGCATATTAGGTCTGATAATCTCAACATTATACCCAACATCATTTGCTTCACCATCAGTTAAGATAACACACTGAACTTTCTGGAGTTTATTTTCTTTTTGAAACTTAGGCAGGATTTCATGAAGAGAAATAAGAGATTCATTCAAAGGAGTTCCAGAAAGACTTAATCGGGGAGATATTCCGAAGGTTGCCTTAAAGTAACTATTGTGATAAGTAGCAACACGCCAGATGTTCTTCATCTGTTTCTCCATTTCTTTACCACTCACCTTACTCGTAAGAAGATTCATCAAAGAAAAATCATCATTAATTGCAAGAGTATATTCTTTCTTATCCGTGCGGTCTCCAATTTTTGCAGGTTTGATAACATCTCCAGTGTGAATATCAAATGCTGGACGTTCCCATTCATTAGTAAACGCATAAACATCAAACGGGATACCAACTTTCTTGCAGAACCAAACAAGATTAAAGAGTTGCTTGCAAGTATCTAATAGAACACGGCTCATAGAACCAGACCAATCAAGGATAAAGACTAGTCCGTGACTTTTACCATCAGCAAGAGTTGTGACTTTCCTGAACAGATCTTCGTTATATTTGTAGGTATGCAGTTTAGTTGTATCTAAGACACCTGTACGTGCTGTTGTGGCGCGGGCATAGGAATCTGCTGCCTTCTTACACTCAAACTCTTTAACAAGATAATTAACTTCTTTCTGAGCAGAACGCTTGAACTTAACAAACTCCGCATCAACCTCTCCAAAGACATCAAGTTCTACAAACTTCTTTTGTTGATGATTGAAGTAACGGTCAATCTCATAATGAACTTCATCATTCTTGGCAATCACCACATCAAGATTAACTTTGGGAACTTCAACATATACATTATCAATTGCACCACTATCTACAAGAGATTCAATCTTTTCTTGTAATGCATCAGCAGTCATGACTTCAAGTTCATCATCATAATCTCCTGAAGATGATGGTTGTTGATTAGTCATTTCAATATCATCAGAATCACCAGAACCTTCAGACTCAGTAGGTTCTATGTCTGGCAATTCACTTGCTGGTTGATCAGACTCACCACCAACCTCTGATGGCATTTCCATATCATCAACCTTTTCTTCTTTCTCATTCTTGCAGAACAAATACAATTCTTCTGCTGCTTGCAAGACCTCATCAAAAGTTTCACAATCTTCAATCATATGAATGATTGCCATCTCTTCTTCAGTAAAAGAAATGTCTACAAAATTACCGACCTTAAAGTATAGATTTGCACGATCAGCAAGATTAAGATTAGAAATAGTGCTGTCAGATATAGAGAAAAAGTCTTCTGCTTGTAATTCTTTATAACCATGGTAGAAAGTTTTTGCTAGTCCAGCATATTTGCGCTTCATCATCTTTTCAATGCGAGCATCTTCTACTACATTCACAAACTGGGGGGGAACTGCTACCTTCTCCAACCAATTCTCATCGGGTGTGAATAATGCATGACCCACTTCATGTCCCACCAGAAGGTCGTATACCATATCACTTGCCTTGTCCCACATAGGAAGGGTTAAGACACGGGTGTGAACGTTGAAGCAGGCAGTCTGGGTTTGTTTGTGCTCAACTACCAGGTCCTCAGTAGCAAGGAGTTTGGCGAGTTGAGATTTTATTTCTTGCTTGACTGACATGTGGTTTGTCTCGTATGCACCTATACTACCAAACCCCCACCTTTCGGCGGGGGCTTTCAGTGACAGTTCTCCAATTGGTTGGTCTCGGTCAGACTAGAATTGCTCTGCAAACTCGTTTACATGTTGCTTGATCGTCATTACAATCGATTAAACATTCATAGTAATCGTTAATTTGATCGCTTTCCTCCATTGTAGTGTCTAAAGTTCTGTTAAGTCTATTAAGACTCATAGTCCAGTCTGCTAGTTGGTTAAATGATACTAGATTGTGCATGATGCCCTCCACATGAAAAGAAGTAATATAGGGAGTTTAATTAATCCATTTCTCCAATTCTGTTACTATTTAGTGTGCGTATGCTAACTTAATGAAATATTAGTTACAATTCATACTTTTATAATATCACGCAATAGTTCTTAACTAACCATTCTACTAAATCCCTTCATCTTTTCAAATCTAATCACATCTGCAAACCTATCGTGAAGTGATTCTTTATGAGAGATAACAAAAATGTTTGCATCCTTTACTACGAATCTAATAATCTTTAGAAACTCTTCTGTTCCAAATCCATCAAGAGAACTATCAAATACTTCATCCATAATCAATAGATTAGTATTGACGGAGTTCTTCATTCTGGCCACCTCCCTCCAGGTGAACAGGAGTGCTAAGTCGATTCTCATTTTCTCTCCCTCGCTGAAAGAAGAATAAGAAAAGTTTTCATGAATTGGAGACTGAACGGTTTCGTTAAATTCCTCATCAAGTGTGAAGTTAATGTAGAAGTCCATCAGTTGTAGATACCGATTGACTTGCTGATTTATCAGCGGTAGATACTTCTTAATGATTTTGGATTTGACTCCACCGTCCTTGAGTAAACTATACGAGAAATCGTAATAGTTGATTGTGTCCTTCTTTGATGCTAAATCGTCGTATGTAGTTTGTAGACTGTTCTGAAAATTCGCTAACTTTTCATCTTCAATATTTCTATCTGCAAGTTGTTCGGCAACTCTTTGAATTTCCGATTCCAGATCTCTGATTTGTCTTTGACATCCAGCGATCTTAATATTGTTTTGAGAAATGCCATGTGTTAGTGAAGTAATCTCCTTTGATAGGGTAGTGAATTGACGCTCTCGTTCTTCTTCCCCTTTAATTGCTTGCTCTAGTTCTTTATAACCAGATTGCAACTCTTTTGCTTTAGTTTGAGCGTCGTTAATTTTATTTATTCTGAAGTCTTCCTCAATAGACTGTGTGCATGTAGGGCAGACCGTATTCTCTGTGAAAAATTTATGTTCCTTAGTAATAGTTGATACTTTGTTAGAAATCTTACCTTTCAAGTTTCCCAACTTACGAAGTTTACTAGTAGCACCCGTAACATATTCAACTTCTTTATTCAACTTGAATACATCTTCTTCTATGATACCATTATTATTCATCAAGTCATTTTCTTCTACCAAGATATTCTGAATCTTAGTTTCTTTGCTTTTGATATTTTCTTTTCCTCTAAGTTCCAACTCTTCAATAAAGTTTTTCTGCATTCTAACTTTATCATTGAGAGATTCTTTCTTAAGATCTAAGACTTTAATCTCTTCACGCAATCCTCTAATCTTATCTTTAATCAAATTATTCATCGATGAGAAGATACGAATATCAAGAAGATCTTCAATCACCTCTCTACGATTTGTAGCAGTCAATTGCATAAAAGGAACAAAAGTGCTACTACCAAGAATCACAATCTGAGTGAAAGACTTATAGTTCATCTTCAATACATTCTGCTCCAACCACTTCTGCTGATCAAGTGCAGCAGAAGATTGATTCAATATAGATCCATCTTTATGAATCTCAAATATATTTGGCTTTATACCACGAATTACTTTCCAATCAGTATTTCCAATACTAAACTCAACTTCAACTATACAATCTTTCTCATTGACTGAATTTATAAGTTGTGGTTTATTAATTTTGCGAAAAGGTTTTCCAAACAGGGCAAATGTAAGAGCATCAAGTAATGTACTCTTTCCAGCGCCATTCGTACCAATAATCAAATTGGTAGGATGTTTTGTTAGATTAATTTCAGTATTTTGATTTCCAGTAGAAAGAAAATTTTTCCAACGAACTTTTTCAAATAAAATCATGTGCTTCTTCTGGAGGAATTACGAGGTCATTTTTAGTAATAACAGTGTACTTGTAATCATGTATCTCACAAGTCTTAATCATTATATCATCTTCAACTTCAATAACATGCATTTCAGGACTTCCATCTTCTTCTAACATCATAGCATATCTCATCGCATCATCCTCTTCATCAAACAAATAAAGGATCTGTTCGCCGTCTTCATCATTTACAGAATATGCACCATCCGTTTCTTTTCCATAGATTGTTAGAATATACATTTCAAATTAGTTCACATGCTTCTTGATAAGTCTTCCTCATAAAATTTTGAAGTCTTGACTTATCAAGATTTATTTCTGCTTCTTGAATATATCTGTTTAGAATAGAAAGAGTATCCTCTGATTCAAATGCTTCAAAGTCTTCTGCTTCTTCTATAACAAAGTTTTCTACAATCTTTAGTTCTGCTACATTGGACTCATACAACTTATCAATAAATTTTTCAAACTTCTTAATATCAGATTTTTGTCTAACGATTACTTTTACAATTTTGTTAGAAAATTCTCTAGTATCAAAAGTTTGAT